GTGGCATTTTTTACTCCTATGTAGTTTGGTTGTATACGTATTGCCAACCTTTGGTTGCGTTAGTGTATCTTAATTTAATCGATTGATTATTTGTAGTTAATTCTAAATTAGATGCAGCACCTCTTATTGGTTGGCTGTTTCTATTTACAGTTACTTTATTAGTACCAAAACCCCCTGTTGTGGAAACATCCATAATACTAACCTCATCACCCATAGCAGGTGATGCTGGTAATGTAATCGTAACTTCAGCTGCTGTTGTATCAATTAATAAATTATCACCAGCCACGGCGGTGTATGCTGTGATAGAACTAGATGTAATTGCAAAATTACCTTTTTGTAAAATATCTAATCTTGCGTCTGTTCCATCAGAATGAATTAACATTGTAGATCCAACAGGGACAGGTATTGGATTTGATGATCCAGCTGTTTTAATACTTAATGTATATTTGTTAGCTGTAGTTCTATCTGTTGCGTCTTGAACAATATAAACTCTAGTGGCTGTACCACCAGTTGTTGATGCAGGTATAATTAAATTAACATTACCTGTCATTGTGCCTGTTAGTTTAAGATAAATATTTTTACCATCAGATGTTGCACCATCTGATAAAAGTAAAGTTTTATCAGAGCTTGATGTCATAGAAACATTAACTACACCTGATGTTGATTGTTGTAATATTTGTAAATTAGTATTTGTTATAGTGCCCCATAGACCAGCTTTCTCGCCGGTTGCTACAAGTTCTAACGCTAAATCTGTTGAAAATGTTGATGCCATATTAGTAAGG